GGCAATACAGGCTTATCATTTGTTCCTACTGTATAAGAATGTTCCCAATCAACAAAAGGGTATCTTAAAACAGAAGTAGTTGATCCTGTTCCTGCATAACTTCCTGCTGGTAATGGGTTGTCAAGTGCCAATATACCTTGTGCTGAATTTTTTATATTTGTATAATTATAAGCGTGGTTAAGTTCTGAAAAATCTATTTGGTTAAAATCTTTATCTCCTAATACATCTGCAAAAGAAATTACTTCAGAATATAAGTTTACATTATAGCTTATTTCTCCTTCTTTATCTGACACATCTAATACTCTTAAATATCCTTCAAATAAAATAAAACCATCTTGTTTTAAAGCACACTTAGTTTTAGCATAAGGATTGAAAGTAATATGGTTTTGTGCTGATCTTGTTACTTCAAATAGATTTTCAAATATTTGATTGTTGCGCTTAGTTGCAGGTAGATCAAAAGCCTTAGAATATGACTGCACTTGTTCTGCTGCATTTTTAAAATTATCTACACTTAGAGTTAGTGGTATTGTTTCATCTTCATATAAGTCACAAATTACTTGACCATCTTCTAAATTTGAAATATCTAGTGATGGTGTTAAGCCTGTTTCTACAACTGATATATGACTAATAACAATAGTTGATGCTATTGTTCCTTGTGTAAA